GTGCTTCATCAAATATAATATTGTCGATATGACAATTTGAGCCTGTCACGTTAATACAGTCAATCACTCCATTACCTGTAATTAAGGGGCGATTTCGCCGATTTCCCAATCCCACCAATTTAACGCCCGCAACACTCATCGCTTGGGATGCGGTCAATGTCACCGCCGATCCGGCAAGAGCATAAACCGTATCCCCGGCAGTTGCTTTGGTCACAAGAGCATCGTTTAAAGTAGTCGGCGTATCCGGAGATTTCCCATCACGAATAGTTGTTCCAAAATCGGTATACCAAACTTGAGGAGCGGCAGCGGTCGAGATGGCACCAATTCCGTATTTGTTCCCCGAACCGACAAAGGTCGAGACAGAAGTCGCAACCACCATTGCAGTGCCATACAAGAACGTATTATCTTCAATAATACAATTCGTATGAGCCACACTTGAATTGATGGCGGCGGTATCCCATTGATTCGTTGTCGATCCGCCATTGAATAGATTCCCTAAAATCCTAACACCATCGGTAGAAGCCGATTCGATGCTGATCGCAATCGTGGGTCCATTTGCACTCACAAGAAATTCATTACCTTCAATGACGGATCGATCCCCTGCGTCAGGGACGGTAATCACGGCATTGGTATTCGAGGCCCCGGCGACAAACTCACAGTTCCTAATCACGCAATCCGCCGCACCGATGTTAATATCTGCCGTAACAACAGCGGTTGCAGCAGCGAAAGCGATATTATCAACCACGCAGTTCGCACCCGTCATGTCAATGATGTCTACTGTCCCATTTGGGGTAATTAAGGGGCGATTTCGCCGATTTCCCAATCCCACCAATTTAACGCCCGCGACACTCATGGCTTGTGAGGTAGTGGGCGAAGAAGTCGATCCAGCAAGGACAAAGACCGTATCACCCGCGGTCGCCTTCGTCACAAGGGCATCGTTTAAAGTGGTTGGGGTATCCGGAGATTTACCGTCCCGGATCGTCGTCCCAAGGTCACAGTACCACACCTGGGGTGCCGCTGCCGTGGAAGTGCCTAGTGAATAAATATTGTTCGGCCCTACCGTGGTAGAAACAGAGGTCGCCACAACCAATGAGGGACCATAAATGAAATAGTTCGCGTCGATGAGACAGTTGGTGTGTGCGACTGTGGATTCAACAGCGGCGTTATCCCAAGTGTTCGTTTGACTTCCGCCATTGAAAATATTTCCGTAAATTTTTGTTCCATCCGTTCCGGCGGCTTCGATTCGAACCGCCGATGTCGGTCCATTGGCGGTCACATCGAATTCATTTTGAAAAACTTCGGCCTCATCGCCATCGGCAGTAATTGTAATCGTCTCGGCATCATTGGCTCCACAGGCAAAGTAACAATCATGCACTCGGCAGTTTGCAGCGGCAATATTGACTCTTGCGGTTGCAACGGCGGTGGATGCCGGGAATCTGATGCCGGAAATCTCGACATTCGCNGCNGTAACGGTGATTCCATCCCCGGCATAATTTACTGTTATTCGCGGCTTTGTGGTCCCTTGGCCCTGCCCGACAATATTAATCCCGGCCATATCGACGGTGATGACGGCAGCGGTTGACTCCGCATGGTTGGGCATGACGATGATCTTATCCCCACGTGAGGCCGTGGTTTGCCCAATGGCATAATCAAGCGTGGCAAAAGGCGTTAGAGGCGATTTACCGACATTAGCGTTATCTGCCCCGGCGACTCCGCCGGGAGGCAACGTTGTCGAATTGCAGACATAAAAAGTCTGGCCGGTTGTTTCTTCCGTTCCTTCTCCTCCACCACCACCTCCAAGAGAAGGCAGGTTCAAATAAGTGTCCGCCCTTAAAACCGTAAAATTGGTTGAGCTGTGAGGATCGTTAGCCATGTATTACTCCTTCACTTTAACTTTAAGGAGANGTTCCCCAGGTTCCGATAAAGTCCGAATANCCGGTAGAGAATCTGCTTCTAATTCTTGTATTCACATCGCCCGTCTTCTCGTCTTCCCATGTCTTGGTTGTAGGACTTACACGGTCATAAAATCTCAGTTGATGTTGAGTCTTGCTTGCGATAGCAAACCAGGCCGTGGTGGAAGTTAGAAACGGAGAGACAATTAATTTATAATTTTGACCGAAGAATGTATTGATCGCTCTGTTTGCCGTATCCGGACGATCCGGAGATCCAATAAGTTCTTTTGCAATTTGAGCTACGTCAGGCGGCACGATAACTGTCTCAGGCATGACATGGATATTGATGTTTCTGTGGTTGACCTGTTTCATCAAGTCAATTTCCATCTGCCTCATACCGGCAACNGAGAGGGCTATNTCCGCAGACGGACGGTTCGCCACCGAACCGCCGTCGATCATGGTATGACCTGTATCGAAAAGATTCTGGCCATCCGGTCCCGTATCGCCGAATCCATCATTTAACACACCGAAGGCCTGGACTTGACGTGTTTGATACATGGCAAGTCCGAGAGAACGATAGGTGTCTTCAACGAGATTCAATCGATCATCCTCGATCAATTCCTCGGAAAAGGAGGTCGCAATGGCGTAGGTGACATGCGTATACGTCTTGTCAAATCCCTCGATGGGATCATCAAACGTCACCGCCTCACCTTCCGGTTTTTCAACAGCGGCCTTCACACCTGCGACGGTTGTCGTCTGCTCACCCCATGTATTGGAAGAATAAATACGAAAGATCGCCCCGATATAATCGGGATATCTCTCGTACTCTTCCATAATGAGCGCATCCAAAACCGGAAGCGCGTCGGAGAGCTGCTGATCTTGAAAATTACTTCGCTTTGCCATAATCGACTCCTTTTACCTTTGTCTTCAGACTTACGTTCCAGCCGTACCGGTAGAACTCCCGAACTGATGGTTATTGATTTTAACGATCAATCTATTGAATTCCCCATAGGCATTTTTCGCACCACGTGAACCAGAATATTCGGGAGAGAGTTTCAAAACCTTAAGTTCCAAAGTCGCCGTGTCGAGTCCGCTAGATTCATCGATCTCCGCTGTAGAACGTCGATTCGTTACTCCGGTGCCGATAAAGCTTGCGTTTAAACCGATCCCTGCAAGAGCGGTGAGGACTCCGGTTCCATCATCTGTCTGAGCAACAAATCTTTGATTGGGATCGGACCATACGGCGATCTTTCCACCTGCGCTGGCCGCTTTATATTCCGCTGCTATTCCGGCAAGGGCATTCGTCGCAGCGGCCCGATCAATAACTCCGCTGGCCCAGGTGACGGGGGTCCCGACTCCGATCTCCGAATTTGCCGAGGCAAGGTCGAACTCCTCGACAACTGGCTGGCCACCGCCTCCGGTGGGAAGGTTAACGGGAAGAAAGCCTGAAGGATTATTTCTATTAGCCATGATTATTCCTCCTCTGTCGGTCCGGTTTGTTGCGTATATTCAATTCCCTTCGAAGAATCGACTACAACGGAGCCGGGGTCTAGTTCGCGGAGACGCTCACGGGCGTTTCTTGCGACGCTTTTTATAAATCTGATTTGATGATTTCTTTTTTCGTTTTCTTCGCTTTTGAAGTATTGGGAGATTTCCTTGGAGCGTTTACAAAGGATAGTGTCTTGATTGATGAACTGCTTTACACCTTGGCGGTGTTTGAAGATTGATGGTCCGCCCCACGNCTCGCCCTTGTAATTATGTGCAGAGACGGGTTCCCATTGGGTGTAGGTGGCGCCGCCACCGTCTTCAACATCCTTTCGGCGTTGAAAGGAATAATCGCAGTCCGGATCTTTATTTGAAATGGAAAGCGGAGAGAATTTTTCGGGTTGTTTTGTCCTGACCTCTTGAGTTCTTCCTTTCATGAGACATCTCCTTTTCGTCTCATTTTGAGGAAGATTAAAAAATTGTCAAGAAAATTTTATCTATTTTTCCTAGTCTTTTCAAAGTGTTGTGTCAACTTCTCTTTACTCATTCCTAACCTCAATCCAAATTCAACTTGACGTTCATTCGGTCGCCAGGAATCACCGGAGCGTCGTCCCTTGACCTCGAAACTATCTTCCATATTATTTAAATTCCTCGTCTCTCTCTCGGCGGCGGAGATGGGAATATGTCGTCCACCTCTTACCCATTTCGAATAAACATTGCTCGCCGCGTCATACAATAAGTTCGGGTCTTCCGCTATTTTTCTCTTCTCGTCCTGTGTCGCTCCCGAACCGACACGCCTTAAAATCTCCCCGTCCACATCCTTATAAAAAGCCTCGTCATAATCCTGAGAGGATTGATTCAACAAAGCAAAATCTTTCAGGGCCTCCACATCACGCGAGGATTTATTCATTTTCGATTCAAATGTCGTCTTTACGGTTTCTTGTGATGTCTTTTTCGCCTCGGTTAAAATTGTGTTACCGATGGATTTTCCGAACTCTTTCAGGTCTTTTTTTGTGATGTACGACCCATCGTCATCCCCAAAATCCAAATCATCGTCCTTTTCCTCTTTCTTTATTGAGTCCAATTTTGATGAGAATTGGTCCAACCCGTCTTTCAACGGTTTGAATTTTTCCTCCAAATTTCTATTGATATTTTTGATGGCCTCATCAAATGAATCCCTCGTCACTTCTTTTCCTTTATCTGTATTTTCTTCCGTCATAAATCCTCCTTTTCATGTTTTTTCAAGAGTTCGGAATACGCTTCCACATCTTTAAAGAATGTTTCCAATGCAAAACACATGCTTGCCCAACTCAAAGTTTCCTGGGCAATCTTTTCCATTGTTTGATTTAGAGAAATTCCAGCGAGTTTATCTTTCCACGTATCAAGCAGTCTCTCTTTCAGGCGGACGAGACTTCTCCATTCCTTTTGCTTCTTCATTGTTTTGAGTTCCAGACCGATCTTCAGATCCTCCGGCAGGTCGTCCATAATTCTCCTCCTGTTGGGGTGCTTGTCCGGCCAAGACTTCGTTCATGTCTTGATTATTCTCACCGGTTGGATTCGGCAGACCTTTCGGCTGCATCATTTGAGCCAGGACAAGATGTTTTCTCATCGTCGCGAGCATGACCTCATCGACATTCGCAACGAATAAACCACGCTCTTTCGCCTCGATATATTCCGGTTCCATGAGATAATTTTGGAGCATCTGGGCTTTTTCCGGGTGGTTGTCTTGCATGGACATGGGAGGCATTTCCCCCTGACCACAAATCTGGACCTCTTGATATAAGGTCAATGGTTTCGTTACAAATTCGGGTTTGTCCAAATACTGATCCACTTCTTTGCCGAACGCTCTTAAATACTCCGCCCACGCCCGATATAAGGCTTTGGGGGTAAGAACTCCGAATTGATGGGCAACGGACGGAAGAGAGATTTTATCGAGAATAATGGAGGCTTCGTTTCTTTTAATCTCATCGGAGTTAACAACACTCGCCACATCTATTTTCATATCGAATGCGGCGTTGATGCGAAGAGCCTCATTCACGACGCTCATCGCGTTTTGATCCGATGGATTTACAAAGTCCTCAATGGAGGCTCCGAGAACCCTCATTTTTACTTGCGAATCGATCCTATAATCGAGGTCGTCCATCAACATCTTCTCTAATTTCTTCCACTGGGAGGCGCATTGATCGATGGTCACTTTAAATTCTTTATCCATTTGTTGGAGGAGGGCTATCACTCCGGATGTTGACCTTGTGGGGCCGACTGTTTGAGGGACGATGCCCTGTGTCAAAGAAGAAACCGACGCCATCCTCTCCGCATAATTCCATAAACGGTCTTCCTCTCCGGCGAGCACATGGGCATTCACTTGGAAGTTGAACGCCTTCAAATCGTTGACGTCGTCCACGGGTATGAATTTGCCGGGGGCGATTCGGATGGGTTGATTTTTAAGACTGGAAGAAGATCGATAGGTTCCAAAAGGACATGTTTGAAGAGCCAAGGCGTTCATTCTCATGTTATGCTGTTCATCCATTTCCTCATTCAGCGGATACATGAATTCCGGGATACCCCTGGAATAAGCCTGTCTTGGTTTTGAGAAACAATCAAATTTGAAAAGGGGTCTTAAACCTAGACGGGATATTCGATCCAACCAAGTCACCTTAAGAATCGCGCCGGATTCGGAGCGTGTCACGACGATTTCCTCATCGATCCCGTCATCATCGATATCGTAGGTACAGAAACAATATTGAACGACTCTCTTGGCGGTATCATAAGTTGAGTTCGTATCGTTATATCCCGTGAGATCCCCTCTTTGTTCCTTAACATTCTGAGCGCGGGTATCATTATAATGTCTCATCCCCTCATCGATAATCTTCCGAGCTTTAGTGGAAGGCCATTCCTGTTGTTTGGATCTTAAAAGAAGTTCGGAGGCGGACATCTCGGATTCTATGATAACGCACGGCGGGAAATCCAAATCGTTCGATTCCGGTATGTCATTCGGGAAATAGGCATTTTCGAAAGGTATGCTTCTTACCCTCGATCCTTCGTAAACGGTGATAATCTTGGAGACTTCCTTATAAGGGGTCACGTCAACCCCGGCGGACATCTCTTCTTCGGTTTCGATCTCTTCTCTTGGTTGAATCCGGGGAGCGAGATCGGCCATTTCCCTCTTCAATTCTTTCGGTTCGATGACGATCGTCTTTCTTTGCTGACTCATCCAATCCTTCATCCCTAAGCCGAAACCCGTTGTCACGGTATCGTAAGTGATCTCCCTCGTAAAACCTCTAATCCCTTTATATCCGTTGATGTAGTCCCACAAATACCAAGTGCGGAGTTTCTTGGCGATCTCGACATAGGTCTCATCGGTTCCCTCGCGTGGTATTAACTGCGTCGTGTCTTCGTGGGAGAAAATATTATATAGGCGGGAATGGTAGGATTTCACCATGATCGAGATGAGAGGCATGTGCAGATTCGAACTCCCCTCCCAGGGGCCCTTGCGGGTAAACGTTACGAAATCATCCCAGTTAAATAAATATTTCTGGTGTCTCGATAGGAACGGCTCCCTATCTTCCTCCATCGATCTCTTCTTCTCATCCAACCAATGATTGAGTCTCGCTTCCTGCTCCTCGGTTAATTCAATTTTCAACCGATCCACCAAATGGGCTTTTTTATATTCATTTTTCGGCATTTTATCCCCCGAAGTTTTCTTAAGGCACTGTAAAATCTCTTCATGCAAAGCGACCCATTTCCGGACCTTCCTTGATTTCAGCGATACCGGAAAATTCCGGATTCTCGACCAATACATACCTCAGACAATCACACATGTCGTCGAATTTCTTCTCCGGCTCCTCCAAGATTTTTTGGGTGTCCATCTTGTTCGTCCGATAAACTTGAAGCGTCAATTCACGTTGCGTCCTCACGCAACCCTCAAAAATGAATAACTCATCATCATGAAAAAGTTGATTGATTAAAGTAATCCCGGACGCCTTTAAATTCCTCTTCTGGGCGAGTTTCGTCCTCACACCCTTCTCCTCCAACATCTGTCTCGCCGACATCCTCACCCACCCATCCTCCTGGGCGGAGGTATCAATCAACATGTTCACAATATTGTACTGCTCTGAAATCTCCAAGATGTGGTCGGCAAGCTCGTAAATAGAACACTTCAAGCAAATCTCGTTGCAGACATACTTGTGGCCGGAAGGTGCCACGGTCATAAATAATACGGCGTGAGGTTTATTCCTATGAGGGTCGATCGCAACCCAGACGGGCCAGTGCGGGGGAATATCAAAAGGTGGGATCCGATGTCTCTCCGGTTTATACTCCTTAAATACACGACCGGCTAAATGCTTGAACTTCCCATACCACCTCGTCTCAACCTCGTCCTCGGTGAGATGACTTAAAAACTCCTTCTTCTCCGTCTCCGAAATATATATGTTTTCATCCGATGACCCCTCAAACACCTCTATCTCAGAATGCTTTCCCGACACACCCTTCATATACAAATCCTCGTAAATCCACGGCTCATCCAATGGCGTGCACGTCATCCAAATGTGACCCCCCGTCGTCAACATCCCCCTCTTCAACGCCACAAAAATATTCCTCCTCAAAGGCTCGTCAATCCAAGCCCAGTCCAAAACCGAACCCTCAAACTCCTTGTCCTTCTGCTCCGCACTCATTAAATGCGTCACACTCCCACCCCTCCACTCAATCTTCTGCGCACGACCCTGAGTCGATTTCTTTATCCTCACAATGTCCCTAGACCCCACCACCTTCTCTAAGGTCGGAATAATAACCTTCTCCATCCCCTCGTCAAACGCCAACGCGGTGACAATCACTCCCACATTCGGAACTCGTACCCTCTTATAAGGATGCTCCCCCAATGCATAACAAGCAGCCTCGTAAGCCGCAATAAATGTCTTCCCACCCTTATTCCCCACCGTCACTAACCTCGTCCGCGCCCTCGACCTCACAAACCTCTCCTGAAACCCCGGATTCACCTTGAACCCCCTTAACCTCCCTACCTCCACCAACCGCTTCCTCTCCAATAAGGATCGAACAAGACTCTCCCTCTCCACCCGCATATCCAAGCTCATAACTTAACTCCCTTATCCTACGATCCAATTCCTCATCACTTAAACTGCTCACCTCCACATTCAAACTCATCACCCTGTCCACAACCTTCCCCATCGACCTGTCCAATATCGTCTCCTGAGCCCTCTGACGATCCGATGAACTCCCCGCCATTAACATCTCCATCACCTTCCCCTCCGCCGCATCCCTACTAAACTCCCCAAATACGTCCCCAGAACTC